TTTGAAGGCCTTTGGCCTGATCGTCGGGTTCCAGGTTCCCAGCCGCGCCGCCTATGAAAAGACCCCTCGCGGAAAGTGGCGATCCCAGCAGGATTCGAACCTGCAACCCACGGAGTAGAAATCCGTTCCGGCCTTAGCAATATCAACGGCTTAGGAGCGCGGTGTACTATCCGCGTCTCAGCGGGTGTCTTTTTGCTCTGCTAGGAATTCGGCCGTGCCCTGCCTGCACTGCTCTACAGCGGCCTGCACGGCGTCCGGATCGTTTCGTTGGGACGGCCTGAGGTAGCCCGCAGTGACCAGCCTTTCGATCCAGCCGCGAGGCGCAACACAGTAGGCCAGCCGGATAATGTTGCTCATGGTCCTAGGCTCCCAACAATCGGACTTGAACATCTTCGGCGGCGCGCTGATCTGCCTCGGCATCGACGAAAAGATGGCCGTAGGTGTCAAACGTCACCTTGATCGACGAATGCCCCATGAGGGTCTGTATCTGTTTGGGGTTGTGGCCTTGCTCGATCCACAGGGACGCGCAGGCGTGTCGTAGGGCGTGCAGGCCATACTTGGCGGCGGCAATCACCACGGGACCGCCAGCCGCATCCTGCCCCGGTTTCTGCGTCACCACGCCAGCGGCAACTTGGATTGGGCCGAAACCGCGCTCGATCAGATTCGCATAGGACTCCACCTTGCCGATCCCGTTCGGGAAAACGAGATCGAGATCGCCCTTCGGGCAGGCCAGCTTCCATTCTCGCAACGAGTTGAGCACCAGCCCCGAAAGCCGGAGCGATCGATAGGCCGTTTTAGATTTGAGTTTGCCGATCTTGTGCGAAGCATCGGCGCGTTGCGTGACATTGATCAGGCGGGCTTCGAAATCTACATCGGCCCATCGCAGGCCGCGGAGTTCGCTTGCGCGCAAGCCGCAGAAGATCGCGACCAGCGACAGCGCCCGCCAATGCCCCTTGCGCGCGGTGGCGGCCGTGATGATGGCCTGCAGCTCGGCCTTTGTCGGAATGACTGGGCGCGGATCGTCACGCTCTGGCAGATCAAGATCTAGTCCGACCGTAGGGGCCACGTTGGAAAGTGCCCGCCGCCGGGCTTCCCTGAAGATAGCGCCAAGCGAACGCACGATGCGCTTAATCATTTCGGCAGAGCGTCCAGCTTCGCGAAGCTGATCTGCGAACGCGTTCACTGCCGGCACTGTGAGATCAGAAAGTTTCTTCGCGCCGATGAACGGATAAATATGCAATTCGCAGTGTTCCTCATAGCCCTTGATCGTCATGGCCTCAAGCCGCTTTCCGTTGCAGCGCTTGATCCACAACGCGCCAGCCTCTTTCACGGTCGGCGAAATGCTTCCGGGCGTGTGAGTGCCCCGCGCAACATCGTGGCACGTCTCGACAAGCCACGCTTCGCCAGCGCTCTTTTTTGGAAATTGCTTCGTGCGGCGAGTGCCAGCGCCATCAGTGTATGACGCGCGCCAGACGATCAGGCCGGATGGAAGCTTGCGTTTGCGAACAGTGGCCATTTTACTTCCCCTTCGTTTTCGTTTTGCGCTTAGCAGCAGGCTTGCTGGACGGCCAAACGTCGCTCGTCTCTCGCGCGCGCGCGATGACAGCACGAATTTCATCACGAACGGGACGCTCATCGCGGTTTGACTTCAAACCGAGCGCCACCCTTAGATCGTTGCGGATCATAACGAGAGTTATTTCCGCCATTTCAGTCATTGCCGATATCGGCCGCCAGCCTTCACCGTGTTGCCTTTGATCTAGCGGGACGTAATAATTCATTCGCCGGACATCGCCCTTCCACGGCCGCTGCATGACGGTGAGTTCGCCACGCCAACACCTAGCGATGCGGATCGAGAGAGTTACAGGGTCATCCTCCATTAGGACTACGGCGACAGCTTCGCGAAGGGTTTGACCTGTAGGAAAACGCGGGTCGCGGGCGCCGCTTTCTCGAATCGAGTTGCACATAGCAACCGCGCGGCCGTCCATGTCGGCGAGAGTGTCGGCGCTCATTATTGCGATCAACAACACGGCGAGAGTGTCGGCCGAGAGTTCAACTCCGCTGCCGGGACCGCGCCCTTCCTTTGCGGCAAGCAGCCCGAGATTAACCAGGGCACGTTGACGGCTGTAGAGCGCGTCTGGCGTAAGGCCCAGATTACGGGAAAGGACCGGAAGGAACGACTTGAGACTAGCCATGACGAAATCATAGACAAATAAAGTAGTGGTTGTCCAGCACCACTCTTGCCAAACACCGCTTAAGAGGTTTATTAGTGCTGGACCGACACTATTCAGGACACCCGCCCAAGATGCTTCAGAAAAGCCCGCCGATCGAGGCCGAATGCCTCGTCTACACCGTGCCAGAAGCCGGGGCCATGATCGGGCTGACGAAGAACGGCAGTTATGAGGCCGCGAAGCGGGGCGACATTCCCACGATCAGGATAGGCCGGCTCTACAAGGTGCCCAAGGCCGCCTTCCACGCGATGATCGACGCGGCCGGCCAGAAGGTTGCTGGGCAGAAACAGTAGGCCCGCAATTCGTTCGCTGGCCTGAGTTCCGGGCCGGCGTTTTCCTTACCGCTGACGAGTAAACAGCGCCGAGCATCACCGGTGCAAGCCGCATGAGCATCAAAGACTGCCGGGAATCCCGGTGCATATCGACCGGGATGCGATCAACATTCCCGGCGCGCCCGTTCGCATTGTCCAAACGGGACGTGCAATGAGCTGGCAAGCCACAGCATGGGCTGTGAAGCAGAGGACCAGCACTGCCGGATGCAAGCTGCTTCTGCTGACGTTGGCCAACTACGCCGACGACACGGGCTGCTGCTGGCCCGGCCAGGAGTCGCTCAAAAAGGATACGGGGCAGAGCCTCGATACCATTCAACGCCAGTTGAAGCGATTGCAGGCTGATGGGCTGATTCGGAAGATTATCAGGCCGATGGGGCCGGGCCGGTGGCCGGGCCGGACCTACTTCCTCAACCTCACTGTTGCAGAAATATCCAAGCCGCAATCTGCGGCACAGTCGGACGCCGGGAGCGCCGGTGGGAGTCCCGGTGGGACTATGCCGCAGGACGCCCGGGACCATGCCGCAACAGCCCCGGTCACCATGCCGCAACAGCCCCGGGACTATGCCGCACCGGTGCGGCATGAACCTTCACTTGAACCTTCACTTGAAACTTCTCTTGAAGCGTCATCATCAGCAAAACCGAAAAAACCATCTGCGGCCGAGAGGCAAAAAGCCTTCAAGGAAGCAAGGGCAGGGGTCGAGGTAATCCAGAACCGAATTGCCAGACGGCTCGGCTCTGACGGTTGGACAATCCTTCAATCATTAAAAGCCGCCGATCTTGAGATGATCACGACCTTAGAGGAACGCGGCAAGCTTGGTGCCGACGCGATCGAATTGCTTCGCGCTCGGAAACCTCAAAAGGAGCGAGCATGAGCAAAGACCTACCGCGCGAGATCGCCGACCTTTACCCGTCATCGGGTGACTGGCATCGCGTTTTTCCATGGGGCTACTCACCGAACAGGAACGACCACTATCAGACGACCTTCTATCGCGTCACCTTCTCGAAAGACGGCGCCAGCACGGAGCGTAAGGTCACGGTGGCGGTGCCGCGCTCGATCTTCTGGAATGCGCAGGCGGCACTCTGGGACATTGCCAACCAACTTCGCCGAAGCGATCAGGTTCGCCACCGGGCCGCCTACCGCCGAGGGCGGGCCGGCAAACGTGCGCGTGAGCGACAGAAGGCGGAGCGGTGCGCCTGATGGCCAGCAAGGTCGAAAAACACTTCGGCGCAATCCTCGATCTGGTCGCCAGCGGACTCCCGATCGAAAGAGCGCTAAAGTCACGACCTGAATTCCCGATCAAGGCGACTTGGAAATGCTACGCCTATGACAAGCGGTTCCCGGAACGCAGGGCGCGGTTGAATGAGGCAAGCGAGCAAGGCCGGATCGAGCAAGCGAAGCGCTACAAGTCCACCGTCTACAGCGACGCGGATTTCGACCGATCTCTGAAAATCATTTTCAACAGCGATCCGGATATCCGCCTCGTGGACTTGGAGTTCGGTAACGGACCAGGCTACGCCACGGTATGCACGCGCGCTCGCCGCGAGCCGGAATTTGATCGGCGGTTCACAATCGCGAAGCGCGATCGGCGGCACGGTGGACGCGACCCGAAATATTCCGATGAGGATTATGAGCGCGCGCTGGCGCTCGTGAAGCGCGTTGGTGTGAGGGGATTGAAAAAGGACGGCGATAGCCTGAATCTGCCGTGCCGTGAGCGATTGCACAACCGCAGCAACAACGATCAGCAATTCGCCCGCCGCTACCAAAACGCTCTTTCGGCCGCCTCGCTCACGCGCATCGCATACCGCGCGCCGTCGCAACATTACGATCAGCTAAAATCGTCGCTGCTCTCCAACTCGCTCTACAGCCAGATCAGCCGCCGCGTCTCGCCGTTCGTTGATCCGGATTCCCGCGAGGATATTATTTCCGACATGGTCGCGGACGTTCTTTCTGGCGATCTTGCGGAAGACGAGATCGCCGCCCGGTGCGCGTCCTATGTGCGCCAGCACAATCGGCAGTTGGCGCGTCATCGCGTCGTGTCGATCGACGTTCCGATCTTCGACAGCAAATCCCAAAACATACTTGACCGGCTGACCACCGATCCCGTCGAATCATGGGGAATGTAGGGGATGCGAGCTGGGGAAATGGTCCGCGCTGATGGTGGCGGGCCGCTGATGAAAATCATCGACACAGACAGGGGCGAGGCGAGATGCATCTGGTTCGATCAACGCGGCGCCGTGCATGTGCGGCGTTTCGATATGGACAGGCTAAACCCGTTCTGGCTCTCGACCGGACCAAAAAGCCTGTGGCCTGACATCACGCAAATCGACTTGATCGCGATCGAAAAGGAAGAGCGCGAAGCTGCGGAGTCACGCAAGGCCGGCCGGAAGGCGGCAAGGAAGCAGCGCCGCAGCAACAAAACAAAACGGCGAGCCGATGCCACAGCATAGCACGGCCACGGCCGACGATCATCTATGGGGCGCTAAAGCGATTGCCGCATTCATCGGCCGATCGGTCGATGTAGTCTATGAACTTGCCGACGACGAAACGGCTCCGGTGCACAAGCCAGGCGGGCGCTACTACGCGGCAAAGAGCGAATTGCGCTGCTGGTTGCGAACAAAGCCAACCCGAAAAACCCCGATTTAGCCAGAGATACCCCGATTTCACCCGATTTCCCCTAGTAGGCAAATCGGCGGGTCTCACGGATCGTGCAACTGGGTCAATCCGGATTGCAACGAAGTGGGCTGGTTTAAAAACTTTTTTCTAGGTTCGACGAAAAGCTTCGATCCGGAGCAGTGGGCTGCGCTGATCGACTTCGGCGCAATGACTGCGGCCGGCATCAACACGTCGCCGCACCGCGCCGATCTCTGCCCGCCCGTTGCTGCCGGCAAGCGCATTCGCTGCGAAACACTCGCGACCCTATCGCTCAAGCTGTACCGCCGAAACGGTGACGCGGGCGAGGAAGCTACCGATCATCCGCTTTACACGTTGCTGAAAGATCGGCCGAACGGTTGGACATCGGCGACTGAATTTATCTCGACACTCGAAAATGACGTGATCAACGAGGGCCACGGCTACGCGTTCGCGAACCGCGTCGATGGCAAGATCATGGAATTGATCCGGCTCAATCCAACCGCCGTGGCGACGACGTTCGATCCGGTCACCATGGAGCCGAACTACACAGTCACCGGAAATCAAAGCGCGGCGACCCATTACGGGTGGCGCGATATCCTGCACGTCAAATCTTGGAACGGTCGATCGGCAATTCGCGACATGCGCGAGGCGATCGGTTTGGCCATGGCCCTCGAACGCCACGCTTCAAAAATTCTAAGTAGCGGTGCGCGGCCAAGCGGTCTGTTCAAGAGCAAGAAAAAGTTTTCCGATATCGCATATGAGCGGCTGAAAAAAAGCTGGAACTCGAATCACAGCGGCGAGAGTGCCGGCGGCACCGTGATTCTTGAAGAGGATGGCGATTTCGTTCCGCTCACCTTCAATTCGGTCGATCTGCAGTTTCAGGAAATGCGCAATTTCCAGATTTTGGAAATCGGTCGCGGGCTGGGCATTCCGCCAACGCTGCTGTTCGAACTCGGCCGCGCGACCTGGGCCAACGCTGAGGAAATGGGGCAGACGTTCCGCACCTTCACGATGCTCGGCCGCTGCAAGGCGTGGGAAGGCTCAATCTGCCGGCTGCTCACCGAAGAAGAACAGAAAATCTACTATCCGGAGTTCCTGACGGACACTCTCGTTCGCGCCGATCTTGCCGCGCGGTTCGAAGCGTATTCGAAGGCGTGTGGCGGACCTTGGCTGTTGACGAACGAGGTGAGGGGCATCGACAACCGGGCGCCGATTGCCGGTGGTGAAATACTTCGCCCGCCCGCGAACGCAACTGGCGTTACGCCGAACAACGCGCCGCCCGCAAGGCCGCCGAACCTGCGACAGGTGGCGGCATGAACCAGCTTTTCGAGTTCAAGGCGCAGCTCACCGTTGACGACACGGGCGCAATCAAGGCGATGGCCTGGCCGTTTGGCTCCGGCGATCGTGTCGGCGACTGGATTCGCAAGGGCGCTTTCGCGACGGCACAAGCGCCGTTGCCGATGTTGTTCGGCCACAAGCCGAATGATCCGGTTGGCGTCTGGAACGAATTTAAGGAAAGCAACGACGGTTTTGAATCCGCCGGGCAACTGCTGATCAACGACGTGGCGCGGGCCAAAGAGGTTCACGCGCTCGTTAAGGCGAAAGCGCTCACGGGCATCAGCATCGGTTTTATCACGCGCAAGGCGCTCGCTCGCAAGGGCGGTGGTCGCGACATTCTCGCGCTTGACCTTGTGGAAATCTCGCTCGTTACGGTGCCGATGCATCCGGGCGCGCGCATCACATCATCGAAATCCGCAGCGGACGCAATCGCGCTTTCCGAGGCGATCAACCGGGCCGCTGCGGCCTTGAAAAGAAAGTGAGCATCACAATGATCCATCAGCACCAGGCGCGTATGCTTTCCGGCGCAATCGAATTGAAGGACGGCGAGGAAGATCCCGCCGCGATCGTACAGAAGGCGCTCGACGATTTGCAGAAGTCGGTCGACGACCGGCTGAAGGTGGTCGAGGGCAAGACGTTCGATCCCAAGACGCTGCAGGAACGTCTCGACCGGATGGAAGCCAAGCTGAACCGGCCGGGCAACAAAGAGGACAAGACCAACCCGGAGGCCGAAGTCGAAAAGAAGGCGTTCGAAACCTTCATCCGCAAGGGCAGGGAAGGTCTGAGCGCCGATGAAATGAAATCGCTTCGCGTGTCTGACGACACTGCCGGCGGTTATCTCGCGCCCGATGCCTTCCAAACCGAACTCGACCGCAACGTGGTGCTGTTCTCCCCGGTTCGGTCGATCGCCCGCGTGATGCCGACCGGAGCGCCCGCGGTGCTTTGGCCGAAGCGCACGGGTGGAATGACCGGCGCATGGGTTGGCGAAACCAGCGCGCGGCCGGAAACGACCGTCACGTTCGGCCAGAACCGCTACGGCGTTTGCGAGATCGCGGCCTATGTGGACGTGAGCAACGCCATGATCGAAGACAGCGCGTTTGATGTTGGCCAGTTGCTCGCCTTCGAGTTCGGCGAGGAGTTCGGCTATCTCGAAGGCGTTGCTTTCGTCAACGGTGCCAGCCAGCTTTCGCCGTCCGGATTTATGCAGGACGCAAATCTGTCCTACACGCCGGGCACCGACGCCAGCTTGGTCAAGGGCGATGGCCTGATCGATCTCTACCATGCTCTGAAGCCGCCTTATCGCATCAACGGCACTTGGGGCATGAACTCGACCACGCTCGGCGCCATCCGCAAGCTGAAGGACACTGCCGGCAACTACCTGGTATCCATGACCGGCCTCAACAATGCGCCGGCTACCACGTTGCTCGGCCGGCCGATTGTCGAGATGCCCGATATGCCGGACATCGCCGGCAATGCCTACCCGATCGTGTTCGGAGACTTCACGCAAGGCTATCGGATTTTCGACCGTATCAGCCTCAGCATCCTGCGCGACCCGTATTCGCAGGCCACAAACGGCATGACGCGTTTCCATGGTCGCCGACGTGTTGCCGGTGGCGTCGGCAAGCCCGAAGCCATCCGCAAGCTAAAAATCGCAACGTCCTGATCATAGAAAACCGTTCCGTGATGGAACGGTTTTCACCCTTCATTCGAACTAAGGAACCATCGCAATGCGCGACCTCGCTTCAAATCTGCACTTCAAACCGGCCATCGCGCCGATCGCCGCGCGAACCGATAACACGGCCATCGTGTCCGCCATTCTCGACACGCTGGGCTTTGGCTCCGCCGTGTTGGCATTGGTGACGGGCACCAACACCGACGCCGACGCCACCTTCACAACCCTGCTCGAGGAAAGCAACGATTCCGGAATGAGCGGCGCCGTCGCCGTCGCCGATATCGATATGATCGGCACGGAAGTGCTGGCCAGCTTCGACTTTGCGGACGACGTGGAATGCCGCAAGCTCGGGTATGTCGGGGCAAAGCGCTACATCCGCGCCACCGTGACGCCCGCTGCCAACGCGGCCGGCAATATCTTCCTCGCGGGCATTTGGGTTCTAGGCCATCCCGCTTCCGCGCCGACGCTCAATCCGCCGGCATAAACCATGGATCGGAATTATCAGGAGCAGGGCGGCGCGCGAACTGTCATCTGCGGCGAGATCGACGTCGTCCAAGGTGGCAAGTTCAAGGTGGCTGGCACCGACCGAACATCGGCGCTGGCCACCGCTCCGGCCGCCGTCGCATCGGGCTACGTGGTAGCGCGCGGCGAGACAGCGCTTGACGGAACGAACCCGACAGACGTTGTGACCGGCCTCGCCACCGTCGCGGGCTTCTCTGCCACGCTGAAGGGCTCGGCAGCGCCAGGCGTCGGCACCACGACGCTAACCTACACCGCCTCAGGCGGCACGGTGAGCGTCTACGCATGGAAACCGACAAGCAACGCCGACCCTACCCTGATCGCTTCGACCGGGACGGAAACCTTCGGATGGACCGCTGTTGGAACCTAAAATTCAAATTCAGTGGTGTGTCCGACAACACGCCACTGAAGCGGCGGGCGCAGTTTCCGGTTGTCCCAACGCCCTACGTTCTGCGCCCGCCGCGCCACTATCGTCTGTGCTGAAACTCTCGCATCTCCACCACAGGCGAAAGGCGGCGGGGAGAAACTCTCACCCGGTTCGCACGCCCCGCCGCCAGCCTTTTGAGGAAAGACCATTGTGCTGATCGTCACGACCGCAGCGACATCATACGACCTAACACTGCTTGCCACGGTGAAGGCCGCGCTCGGCATCAAAGACCGCAAAAGCGATGCACTGCTGAAGGGCTATATCCGACAGGCCAGCGACGCCATCGCTCAGTATTGCAATCGAGTTTTTGCAATTGAGACGGTCGAGGAAACCTTCCGGCTTGGCCACACGAGTCATCCGCTTTCGTTTCGTCGCAACCACGGCACGTCGGAATTGATCCTGAAGCGCTATCCGGTGATCACAATTACCTCAGTCACCGAAAACGCCACGCTGCTTGATGCGACGATGTATGAAACCAACCCGAGCGAAGGCACGCTTCGCCGGCTCTGCTCTGATCAGCCTTCGTATTGGCACAGCGGGAAAACCGTTGTCGTCTACTCCAGCGGCTATGAGCTGCCGACCGGCCTTCCGGGCGGGATCGAGCGCGCCGCGATCATGACGGTGAAGCATTATTTCGACACGGCAGATCGCGACCTCAATGTTCGAAGTGAGCGCGTTGACGGCGCTGGCACAACCGAATTTGTCGACGCCGACGCCTCCGGACTGCCGGCCGATGTTCAAGGCCTTCTCGCCCCTCATGTAAAGCCGAACGGATAAGCCAGATGTTGAATCCAGGCGACTACAGCCTTTGCGATCTCCAATTGACCACCGCGCTCGCCAGCGTGGTGCAAACGCCCATCCAAAATCTGGAAGGGATGATCGCGGCGAATATCCTGTTCAAATTCACGTACACCTCAGGCGGCACGACGGCCCGCGCCTATGTCCAGATCACATTGGACGACGGGCAAACGTGGATCGATGTTGCCTGCCGGTCATGGACCACGGCGAGCGAGACCAAGATCATAAACCTCAGCGGTCTTACTCCCGTGGCGGCGTTCACCCCGTCCGATGGCGCGATGGCCGACAACACGCTGCAGGATGGCGTGCTCGGCTCCGCAATGCGCGTGAAGCTGATCACCACCGGAACCTACGTCAACACCAACATCAGCGTGAAGTTGAGCGCTCGCTAGAATGAATCGTTTGCTGGCACAGTTGGACAGGCGACTTGATCGGCGCGGCGAGCTAATCGATCTGAAGCGCACGGTTGGAACAACGGTGCAGAGTTTCGTTTCGTGCCGCATCCCCGCGATCGTGCGCTCGCTCGGCGTTCAACAGCTTATCGGCAATGTGACGCAGACAAACTACTTCCTGATCATCAGCCCAACGCATATCAACCTGCAGCAATGGCCCGGTGGCAAGACTGCGGTAGTACCATCGATCAGCTTGCCGAGTGACCCGCGCATCCCGCTCACCACTGACAGCGTGGTGTTGCGCGGCGCTGCTAAACAGGCCAATCGCGTGGCTCCCATCTTCGATCGCGGCGAGTGCATCCGCATCGAACTCTATGTGTTGGGGTAGCGCCCATGCCCATGCGCGCACCTCGCATCTGCTCATGTGGAAACCGCGTTGCCGGTGGCGCTGTCTGTATCTGTCAACAGCGCAAGCGCGCCGCTATCGAAAAGCGCAGGCCGTCATCGCGTGAGCGCGGTTACACGTCGAAATGGGAAAAGGAAAGCAAGGCCTTCCTCGCCCGCCCTGAGAACGCCCGTTGCGCGTGCGGCTGCGGCCGCGCTGCGGATATGGTCGATCATATCATCCCGCACCGTGGCGACATGCGGCTGTTCTGGAGCCGTAGCAATTGGCAGCCGATGGCCGGCTCGCCCTGCCACTCAAGCCGTAAGCAGCAGCAGGAACATCGCGACCGTGCGAATGGCACCCGGGGGGGTCTAACAACTTTTGACCAACCTCCTCAGAACCGCCTCTTAGGGCGAAGTTTTGGCCATGCACATTTTGCATCCCGGGATCGTGAATTATGAGAAGGGGTCCAAAAGGGAAAGCACCGGAGTTGAAGGTCGTCGCCGGCACCGATCAACCGTGCCGTCGCCGCGAACGCCTGGTTGTGCCGCTTGAAGGTGTGCCCGCCAAGCCGGCATGGCTGAAGGGCAGGGCCGCAAAGCTATGGGCTGAGAAGGTCGAGGCGTACACGGCGCGCGGTCAACCGATCGTCGGGTGTGAGAGTTCGCTGGCGCAATTCTGCGCGCTCGAAGCGATGCTGATCGACCAATTCGCGAAGAAACTCACCCCGCCGACCAGCCAAATCAACGCCTATAGGGCGTTCGCATCGGAGTTTTTTGACACGCCAGCGGCACAGATCGGGTCACCGAAACAGCCCAAGGCCGGCAAATTTGCTGCCAATATGCAGAAGCCGCAACAGACAAAAGGCGGCGGCGATGCGTAAGTACGCCAGCATCGCCGAAAAGTATTGCCGCGATGTCATCGGCGGCAAGGTTGTGAGTTGCAAATGGGTTCAGCTCGCGTGTGCTCGCCATCTCAGTGATCTTAAGCGCGCGAAGTCCGATAAGGCGTGGCCGTTCCGCTTCGATTCTTGGGAAGGCGGCAACGTCTGCGACTTCATAGAAAAACTTCCGCACATAGAAGGCAAATGGAAGACGCCGACGATCACGTTAGAGCCGTGGCAAATCTTTATTTTGGTGTGTGTGTTCGGCTGGCGCCGTAAGGGCGATGGCGGCCGACGTTTTGAGCAGGCCTATACTGAGGTGGCGCGCAAGAATGCAAAGTCGGCGCTGACAAGCGGCGTGTCCCTGTATTGCCTCACGTTGGACGGCGAAGTCGGACCCCAGGTCAAGACAGCGGCGACGACGGGCGGCCAAGCTCGCATCGTGTTTGACATTGCATGGAAAATGGCGCGCGCGACGCGGGAATTGTGCGAGACGTTCGGCCTCGAATTGATGGCTCATGCGGTGGTGTGTCATCAGAACAATGGATCAATCGCACCGATCAACGCCAAGAGTTCGACGCAAGACGGTCTGAATCCTCACCTCACCGTCATTGACGAATTGCACGCTCATAAAGATCGTTCCCTCTTTGACGTGCTGCGATCGGCGACTGGCGCGCGCAAAAATCCGCTCGGCTGGTACATCACGACGGCCGGCTATAACACGCAAGGCGTCTGCTACGAGCAGCGCGACTATCTCTGCAAAATTCTGCAGGGTGTGATCAGCGATGACACCTATTTCGGCGTGATCTACACGCTCGATGAGGGTGACGATCCTTACAATGAAGCCGTTTGGCTCAAGGCGAATCCAAACCTCAATGTCTCAGTGGACATCGGGAAGATGCGATCTTACGCGAAGCAAGCGCAAAACTCGCCTATGTCGGCCGGGGAATTTAAGACCAAGCGGCTCAATCTCTGGCAGAACGCGCATTCCGCATGGCTCTCAATGGAGCAATGGCAGGCGTGTGGCGATGCCACGCTGAAGATCGAAGATTTTTCGGGCGAGCAGGGATGGATAGGTGTTGACCTTGCCGACACGAACGACGTTGCGGCGCGCCTCGTTGTTTTTCGCCGCGAGGGCATGTTTTACGCCTTCCCCAAGTTCTTTTTGCCGGAGTTGTTGGTCGAAAAGTGCGCGCATCGGACCACAAGCCACTACAAAAAATGGGCTGACGACGGTGTGATCACCACGACGGAAGGCGACTTCATTGATCACAACGCGATCGAGCAAGACATTCGCGACCTTTGCGACAACCATCAGATTGAAAAAATCAGGATCGAGCACTACGGCTCGGCTCAGATTTCCGCAAACCTGATGGGCGATGGCCTGCCGGTGGAGATCATCCACAAAAAACCGGACAGCTATTCAGATCCTGCGAAATTGCTTGAAGCATGGGTCGAGATCGGAAAATTCCGGCACGACGCAAACCCAATGATGGATTGGATGGTTTCGAACACGGTGGTCGAGCGCCGCGTGAACGGAAGCATCCTGCCGAAAAAGGAGAGCAAGGACTCTCCAAAGAAAATCGACGGCGTTGACGGCCTGATTATGGCCATAGGTGGCGCGACCACGAGCGAAACAGATCGCTCAATCTATGAAAACGATGATCGGGCTGAAGGCCTGAGGGTGATATGATGTACGAAGTTGGAAAGTGAGTGGTTTGAGGCGCAGCCGCGCGCTCCGCAATGGCCGGCGGCAGGTAGGAACGGGGGTAACCCAGGGGCCGGGACAGCGGTAATTTTGAGGCTATTTGCGCTGCGTAGGGCGCCAATGGCCTTGTGTTTAAAGCCAAGTTCCCGCAAGGATTGTTAATTGGTTTGACGAATCGCAGGTTTAGTCGTGAAGTTGCTTAGCCAACCAGGTGGTCACGTTTGGGTCGCCGATGCCCCGGACTGGAACGGAACATCGAAATCCCATCTCAGTATCGCGGTGTATCTTCCCACCGTCGTCGCCCGCGCCAGCAGGGCTCTTTCGTGGCAGCTGGGCCAAATGTACGGGGTTTTGGGAACTGGCCTTATTATGACACGGCACGTCTTCCTCGGCCTGAAAAGGGACATGTATGTCAGAGAGGACAAGGACGCAGCGAAAAAGAAGCTGGTCGCAACTTGGGCTGCAAAGCGTGATGCCGAGCTTGTGGGGGACGGCCGCGATAACCATCTCAATTACGTGGCTGCCCCCGAAAATCGGGTTTTCGCCGTTTACATCTCGCCGAATGAAATGTTAACGGAATATCCTGACATTGACGGTTGGGCTGAGCACTGGGCTTGGATTGCGGCCGACCCAGACTGCCCCGGCGCCCCGATCGATTGGAATACAAGGTACGACAAAAAGGTCTGGTCCAGCCCGGTAGGCTAGGCCAGCCAAAATACGTCAGAAGGAGAAGCACGGTGAACCCGCAGATGGAGACGGTCACATTACCGGAAGGCGCGGTGTTGGCTACGTTCGTTCCGGTAGCATACTACGATAAACACATGGATTGCATCCGGGTCTTGGTTGCGAATCGTAGCGTGACTGAACATCGCATTGACAGGATGTTCACGGTGTTTGAGTGCAACCACCGGGGTGAGTTCGACCCTGAGTACGTCGGCTTTTCGATCAAGGGCGTTCGCCACCTGTTTAATGAAATCGGCATCCCCCTAGAGGGGGTGTATCGACTTACCGACTTGATCCAGAGAATCGTAAGTCACAAGCCCGGGTCGGCTATGTCCGAATTATTGAAGATTATTTTTAAGGAATATCGGACAACCGTCGATTTGTCGATCGACATGGACAAGGCGGCGTAAATCCGATTGCCTCGGGTTTGAAGGGGGTGGCTCCATCGAGGGCCGTCCCTTTTATTGACCGGAGGTGACGTGCCGCTGTAGCAGTTAGGGGAGCGAGAAATCCTCATAGCCGTCTGGCAAATCGAGCGGCGGTAACCTTCCCGGACTGAGGCGCGGTGGCAGGATTGTCATGCAGGGGCTAAACCCAAATCTCCGGCTGGTGCCCTTTCGACCGATGTTCGTTAACAAACGGTCCCCTCGCAACTCTCCAAGATAAGCGCCGTCTCTGCCAAATATCTGTTTGTTGAATTCGACCTCGCCGACGTGTCGACCATCTTTTGTGAACAACGAATTGTCGTCGATCCACCCAAAATATTCGCCACCGTAGTCGTTCACATAGATTCGTTCGTCATCTTCGCTCATTTGGCGCTGGCCCTTTCGATCTATACCAGATCGTATTCCGCAGGCGTAGGCTTCCGATCTTCTACTACCAGCGCCACATAATCTTCGTTGTCTCGCGGGTTAAACACGCGCTGTATGACGACCCAAAAGTTCCGGTTCTTCGGATCGGACCGATCCAGATTCGTAGGCACGCCTGGTTCGAGTATCCAATCGCCGACATTCGGTAACGATCCGGCGAAGTCTGACAACGACACGTCGTGAACGGCGTCAATGATCTTGCCATCAGGCTGGCGGTGGTAAATGCGTACAGAGGGCTCTCTGGTATTCGAGAGGACTTCTTCCAACATAGCGATCACGGTGTGGATGGCGGCTAGTTTGGCCAGTCGTTCGTCGTTGTGGGTGCTGGCCATGTATGCCTCACTCAGGCGGCGCTCGACTAGCTCCGTGCGCAGCGTTTTCAATGCTTCGATGGTGCTCATTTTTGGAAATTCCCCGTTTGTGTCGGCGCAACGATGATTCGCGGGCACCTAGGATTGATTCTGCGCGCGGCGTCGCTCCAATAGCAACAGGGGCCACCGTAGACCCTTGTTATTCACACGCCAGCTTCAAGACGTGCTGCACACGGACAGATGTAGCCTTACGCAAACCGTCAGATCACTTTCGGGCTGAGGATCGACGTGGATCATTTTTTCAGCTTCAGCCCCAGCTCTACAAGCTGGCGGATTGCCTCGGAGCGCGAGGGCAAATCAGGGTGCTTGCGGCGCCATTCGTCGATCGCGCCGACCTCGTCGGCCGACATCATGATCGGAATCCGCTGGTCTTTTTTATCATCGGCCATCGCGTCAGTTTCTAAGAGCATGGGCCGTCCTGCACAAGTTGGTTGACATGGGCCGGAATTGTAGCACAACTTGTGCTAGTTGTCCAATATGGACGACTGGCACGGCGCTCCCATGCCTAACCCCTGACCAAGGATGAACCAACCATGCAAAGCGCGATACAATCAACCGCGCCCGTCGCCCCGACGCGACGCCGCTTCCTGTCCAATGCCGCGGGCCTGGCCGCTGGCGGCACCGTTCTAGCGGTGGCGGCAGTTGCGCCAGCCTTGGCTACAGCCGCCCCGGCAAGCCCCGATCCTATCTTCGCGGCGCTCGAGGCTCACAAGGCCGCCACGGTCGCCTTTGTAAGCTGCATTTCGGCTCACTCGAAACTTGAAGCCGAACTCCCGAAAGACAGACGCCGATCGAACATTGATGCTCACGAACATAAAATCGTTGAGACCGATGATCCGCGCTGGATCGAATCCGAGCGCTCGATTGATGGGCTTGGAGACGCCGAATCCGATGCGGCTTGCGCCTTAGTGAACGTCAGGCCGTCAACCATGGCGGGGGTGTTGGCGTTGCTGGAATATGCCATCGCAGCCGATCGGGACGGCGAAACGTGGGGCGTTGACTTGCAAGACGACGACGGCAAAAGCCGATCATGGCATCATTTCCTGATCGTAATGCTCGCGGACGTTTTGCCTGACATGGTGAAGGGCGGCGTTGGTGGCATGGTGCACTCATGAGCGCCAGCGCATCACAGATGAAAATCACCAAGATCGAGCCACCGCTGACGGGCGCAACCATGTGGTCCGGTACGGCGAGCGGCGGCGGCAATAACTTCGAATGGTTTTACACACCAAGGCGCCGCTTCGCCGTGCGAGAGCAGGATCGACGGAATCCGAAATGCTGGATGTACGTCGATCCGCCGGATGGGCTTAAGCCGGCCGTTCTGGAAGCTGTACGCGCAGCGCGCCAGATGACCGCGGCGCGTGATTTGGACGTCGCCGGCATTCTCGCCATGTGTTCCACTGGCGGCATCCCGGTCAACGCGCGCGTCGGTGTCGCTATCGCCGCGCATCGCAAAGCCTTCAAAGAAGACAAGGCCGTGGCGCTGTTGGCGGTGCGAGCCGTGATCCTCGCTCGCACTCCTGACGCTCAAGACTACCGCGATCAACTGGAGTATTTAACCGCCTTGCCGCTCACGGCGTGGGAAGATCGGTCCGATACACCGGAGAACATTCGCGCATCGACCTTGGCGATGATTCAGCATCAGCTTGAGCGGGCGGTGGCTTGAGCGAAAACGACGAAGCCCCCGCCAACGTGGCGGGGGCTTTCGATTGTGACGGGCTTCCGAGAACAAATAATGAAAGGCCTGTGTACGATCCGTGTCTCACTGACTGAGCGGTACTAAACGGGAAAGCCCGGTATTAAAGGGTTTTCTTCAATACAGAGTGAGACATGGATTTTAGGAGAACAGAATGCCTATCTCATTGAAAACATTGGCGATCCCAGCAGGATTCGAACCTGCAACCCACGGAGTAGAAATCCGTTACTCTATCCAGTTGAGCTATGGGACCGTCGGGCACCTAATAGCACCGCCAATATGAAAAATCCGCTTTCCTGCCAA